AATGCGCGCCCCTCCTGGTGCGGGGTGGAGCAGTCTGGCAGCTCGTCGGGCTCATAACCCGAAGGTCGCAGGTTCAAATCCTGCCCCCGCTACCAACGAAACTACAACGAGAGCCGCCGCCGGCTCTCAGCAGGGACGCCGCGACGCCCTGCTCACTCCAAAGCCTGACCTCCTGCTCGTCTGCCTCGACCGTCACGGTGCCAACGTGCTCGCGGATCTCCTGGCGTGCGCGTGCGATGTCGCCTGAAGCCAGAGTGTCCTCAAGCCTCTCAACCGCTCGCTTGGCGCGTGTGGGCAGATCGGCCAGAAGCTCCGTAACGTCTGTCGCCGGCGACTGCGAGGCCTCGGCCTGTAGGCGCTCCAGTTCGGTCTCGGCCGCGGCCAAGCGAGCCGCGAGTGTCGGCGAAGCTCGCCACGCACCGCTAGCGATGGCATCGGCTAGGTTGTCGACCTGGGCGCGCAGTTCCGCGGTGCGCCGGCGATTGTCAGGCGCTTTCGCCGTCGGCTTCCGCACCTGTGCACGGAAGCGGCGGCACACCTCCTCGATGACCTCAGGCGACAGCATGTCGTGCTTGATGCCCGCCGTGACTTCCGCTTCGGCCCACTGTCGCCGGATCGTGGCGCTGTTGGTGCACAACGCATGACCGCCGGTGGTGTGGCCAGCGCAGGCGTAGCGATCCACGCCGCGCATGGAGTACGACGCGCCGCAGTGAGAGCATTTGATCAGACCCGAGAGCAGGAACTTGTTCCCGGTGCCCGAGCGGATCGCGGCGCCTTTGGAGAGGCCACGCCTGACGCCCTCGCCAATGCGGCGCGCCTGTTCCTCGCGGCGCGCCCGCGCCCGTTGCCAGAGATCATCGCTCACAATGCGCAAACGCTCGTCCTGGCGCGTGATCCACTCCGAGCGCGGGTTCAACACCTGACGGCGCCGGCTCGAGTCGGCTGCCGACCGAATCCAGCGCGACCGGTTCCAGATCACCTCGCCCTTGTAAAGCGGGTTACACAACACGCCGAGTCCGCGCGCGGGGTTGTTGTAGATCGCGCTCGACACCCACCCACGCTTCCGGCGCGCCTCGCGGCCCCATGTCGAGCCCGGTGATGGCACGCCCTCTCGATTGAGCGCCTCCGCGATCGCGCGCGGGCTGTGACCATCGACGTACAAGGCGAACACTCGCCGCACGATTGCAGCTTGCGCCTCATCGATCTCAACCTGCCCGGTGCCCGACAGCGCCGGCGGAACGTAGCCATAGGCGCGGCCGCCTGCGGTCTTGCCCTGGCGCGCGCGACCTTCGAGGCCGCGTCGCGTGCGCCGGCCGATCTCCTTGCGATACGCCTGGGCCATGGCACCGCCGACGGCGCCCATTATCTCTGCCGACTCGTGGCGCGTGTCGAGGTCATGCGTCACCACCGCGATTCCGAGGTCCGCGAGCTCGGCGAGCCGCGGCGATTGCTCGGCCAGGTTGCGCCACAGGCGCGACGTGTCCTCGGCGACGATTACATCAAACTCGCGGTGCCGCGCGGACACCAGAAGCTTCTGATAGCCGGGCCGCTGCGCCGTGCCACCACTGATCGCCGCGTCGCTGAAGCGGGCGATTACCGTGAACCCGTTGGTATTCGCTATGCGCTCCGCGACTCGGAACTGATCGGGGAGCGAGGCCTCGGATTGCTTCTCCGTCGAGAAGCGGGCATACAGTGCGGCTCTCATCGCTGTCTCTCCAAGGTGTTGGCGACATCTCTTAGTGAGCTGTTGACGTCATCTAATGAACTGACCTCCATCCCCTGCTGGTCCCTCATCTGTTCCAGCAACCGCACCTGTTCTTGTTGCAGTTGCTTGATCCGCTCGAGGTGCTCCCCGCTCTTGTCCGACGAAGGCGTACCGCTCTTAAAAAGCATCGTGCCGAGCCAAGTCAGACAAAGTGCCTGCCAAAAGGTGATCGCCTTCAATCCGAAGACGTCCGGCACCACCTGATTCCAAAGCCACATCACTACGCCGGCTAACACTACGCCGAGTCCCAACACAACCAGCACCCATACCGCCGCCACGGTCGCGGCTTCTTTGAAGGTCTGCATTTTATTGTTTCCCCCAGGTGAAGAAGAGGATGATCCCCTGCAGGGCCGCGCTGACTCCGGTAGCGATCGCAGCCCATGCGTTGAGCCAGGTTTGGAGCTTGATGCGCGCGACGACTTCCTTTGGCGGCCCACTGGCCCATGCTGATGGAAGCACCGGCCTCACCATCGCGGACGCCCACCACCAAAGGCCGCCTGATCCCAACGCCGTGATCGCCGCGGCGAACTGCAGGCATTTCAATACGCCCATTTGGGAATTTGTGCTCATTTGTGCTTTCTCGCTTTTTCAGAGCGCTGCCTCTCGCGGTGTGCGTGCACGTAGTAGAGATTCCGGTGAGCCGGTGAGCAGAAATGCTGTTGCTTGCTCACACTTACGATCTTGAAGTGGTTGCATTCGCGGCAGCGCAAGACCACGTGTCCGTGGGAGCGTAGCTCTGACAGTCTGATAATCGCCCAGGCGATGAGTCCGAGCGCGGTTCCAAATTTGATCTGCGGGGTGAACTCCGCGAAGCCCTTCGCGTTCAACACCACACGCCCAGGCAAGAATTGCACGTCTGAATTAACGGTTGCGGCGAGCGAGGCGAAGGAACCTCCTCCGGCCGCAAACTTCTGTCCCGCACGGCCGAGCAGCCGCTTGTCCGTGATGAGATCAGCGAGCACCTCGCCCATCTGCCTGACCGCATCCACAAAGTTGATGTCGTAGCTCTGCTGCACGACGGCGGCGCCTTCCGGCGATGCGATGCGCTCCTCGCTCCAACCCTTGTGTCTCGCGTTCGCGATGATCGACTCGCGCAGAAAGTTGGTATTGCCGGGCGCGTGCTGATCAGCGATCGCGCGGAATGCGACGTGATCGATGTCTGCCGCCGTCGTGACTGCGGGCCGCTTGTATGGCGTCACCGCGTTGACAGCGGCGATGGCGCCAACGATGGCGGCCTGCTCGACCGCTGGCAGTGACTTGAACCTGAGCCTTGTAAGCGCTTTTGCCAACTACTCGCCCTTGCGTAATTACAAATGCCTGTAAGCGCTGGAATACTCGGTACGCTTACAACTATAAATCACTTATGGACATTAGAGAAGCCCATGAGACACCTGCACTGCAGGAGCAGTACTGCGAGACCGTTTCCACAATTGCGCGTCTCTCCGGGTGCGCCAGCGCCGAGATCGTCCGGTTGTATGCCGACCTCAAGTTGATCGAGTGCATTCGCACGGATAGCGGCCTGCGCCTCTTCAGGCCGAGCGCCGCACTGAAGGTGCGCGAGATTTACCGTGAGCGGCTAGCGCGTCGCGGGCGGCCCCGCAAGGTGGCGCAGGTCGCGGACTGAGCCGATGGCCCTCCCCGCCCACCTGCAGCGCTACAGCGGCTTGATCGACCTCGTAGTCGAGGCGCTGGTGCGCGAGGCGCAGGGGGGAGCGGAGACCGAAAGAGAAACGCCCGGCCGGGGACGAATCCGGCCGGGCGCTATTCAGGCATCGAGAGGTATTGACGATGACGAGTCTACAACCCCTGCGCCTCGCGCACAAAACTGAGGCGCAGAGCGCCGCCTCGCGTCGCAGACTTTGCACGGGCTGCCGCCACTTCGCCGCCGCTGCCGACATCACCGTCGTCAACTACGTACACGAGGTCGCGCCCTGCGCCTGGCGACTGGCCGTGCTGCGGTATTGCCCTCAATGCATTCGCATCTGGAACCGGCTGGAGCTCGCCGTCTGCCTGCGCGCCTTCCGCGCGCGACCTGCGCTGCGAGTGATCCCGGGAGGGCGGAGGTGACCGCGGAAACTGCCAGCACGCCCAGCCTCGCCCACCTGCAGCGTGAGGCGCGCGAGATCATCGAGCGCGTCGACCGCGAGGCAGAAGAACTCCGCCAGCAGCTCGCTCGAGGTGTCCGCGAACGCGTGCCGCCCGCGGGGCTCTTATTGCGAACCGCTGCGGCACTTGGCGCCTGCGGCATCAACCATCGCGCGATGCTCGCGGCGCTCCGTGAGATTAATCAGGATTGCTTCCCAACACTCGATGGCGATGAGTTGGAGGAGATCGCGGTCGCTTTCACGTGTGATTCCAACGGGGAAGCAGCGTGACCGCCCAACTCGATGCGAGCGGAGGTGCAGCACTGCTCGATGAGTTGGAGAGCTTTCTCGCACGCTTCGTGGCGTATCCATCGCAGGACGCACGGATCGCTCACGCACTGTGGCTCGCGCACACGCATGCCATGGAGGCCTGGGAAAGCACGCCACGACTCGCGTTCCTCTCTCCAGAGCCCGGCAGCGGCAAGACCCGCGCGATCGAAGTATCGGAACTGCTGGTGCCGCGCCCAGTCGAGGCGATCAATGCAACTCCTGCCTATCTTTTCCGTAAGGTTGCGGACCCTGATGGTCTGCCCACGATCTTGTTCGACGAGATCGACACGCTCTTCGGTCCGCGCGCGAAGGAAAACGAAGAAATCCGCGGTGTGTTGAATGCCGGACATCGACGCGGAGCCATGGCTGGCCGCTGTGTCGTCAAAGGCAAGACCGTGATCACCGAGGAGCTCCCCGCCTACTGCGCGGTGGCGCTCGCAGGCCTCGGCAATCTCCCCGATACCATCCTCACGCGCAGCATCGTGATCAGGATGCGCAAGCGCTCCCCCACTGAAATTATCGAAGGCTACCGGCGACGCCAGCACGCCCCCGAGGGGCACGCGCTGAGAGACCGCCTGGCCACGTGGATGCAAGCCAGGAGCCCCGAACTGAGCGATACGAGGCCCGCAATGCCAGAAGGCATCACCGATCGCGCTGCCGACGTATGGGAGTCACTACTCGCGATCGCTGATGCCGCAAGCGGCCACTGGCCTGAACGCGCACGCGTTACCGCCGTTACCCTTGTTACCGATGCTAAGGCAGCCAGTCCCAGCCTTGGCGTACGCCTCCTCGCTGACCTCCGAACGGTCTTCGCGGGCGCCCCCGGCCTGCCCACGACTGAGATACTCCGGCGGCTGGCCGAGCTTGAGGATTCCCCCTGGGGTGACCTCAAGGGGAAGCCGCTCGACGCGCGTCGCTTGGCAAGTCTCCTCCGTCAGTACGAGGTGGAGCGCACAACGTTCCGTATCGGTAACGAAACAGCCAAGGGATACACCTCCGTTACCCTCCACGACGCATGGGCTAGGTACGTCAACCTTCCTAATAAAGGTAACAAAGGTAACGGAGGTGAGAGTGAGGGCGTAGGAGTGGCTACCAATGGATCGGTAACAGCGGTAACGCCGGTAACGGCAGGGTGTCGCCGCTGCGGTGGCGAAGGCTGCGAATGGTGTCGGCCCAAAGAGGCGCATCAGAGTGATATCCCGTTCTAGGCACCGGCACCCGCGCTTGCCGTCCGGGTCCGGAGTTTGGTGGCCGTGCGCTGAGGTGCCGCGCGTCATCGCGCGGTTGCGGTTGCTTCTAACTTTCCCTATTCTTGTAAGAATTGGGAAAGTCGATAGAGGCCACCATGAGCAACGTCATAGCCTTACGCGCAGCGCGCACCCCCTCGCCGACAACAGAAAATGGGAAAGTTCCGCCGAAGCGGCGCAAGGACGCCAGGCCGCGGAAGCATCTGACGCCTGCGGAGGTAGCGGCGCTCCTGCGAGCGGCGCGGAAGTCGGGGCGCTACGGGCTGCGCGACGAGGTGGCGGTGCTACTTGCCTACCGGCACGGCCTCCGGGCCTCGGAGCTCGTCGCACTCGAGTGGTCGGCAATCGACTTCAAGGGCGGCACGATCGCGATCCGGCGCGCCAAGGGCGGCATGACGACCGAGCACCCGCTTCGCTCCGTCGAGTTGCGCATCCTCGGGAAACTGCGTCGGGAGCAGCCGGAGACGCGCTACGTGCTCATGAGCGAGCGCGGCACGCCGTGGAGCACGAGCAACTTCCGCAAGGTGCTGCAGCGGCTCGCCGAGGCTGCAGGGCCGGCGATCGCTGTCACCGTCAACCCGCATGCGCTGCGTCACGCCTGCGGCTTCTATCTCGCCGGCAAGGGTGTCGACACCCGGGCGCTCAGTCACTACCTCGGCCACCGCAGCCTGCAGAGCACCGAGCGCTACACCGCGCAGAGCGCTCATCGCTTCCGGGACTTCTGGCGCGACTGATAAGCAGCAGCTGCTGCAGCTGCAGCAGTACTACTACCAATAGATGCACCGAGGCCTGCGACAGATACTCCGGTCACCATCAGGGAGGCCACGAACATCACCATGATCATGATGATCATGATGATCACGACCACCATGGTCATGACGACCACGACCAGGGTGGCTCGGGGGCGAGAGATGTAAGGCGACGCTACGCCGCCAGAGCCTTCAGCACGTGGTCCGGATCCTTCTTGATCGCCTTCAGGAGAGCCTTGGCGGGCCCGGTGGGCTCGCGCAGGCCCTGCTCCCAATTACGCAGCGTGCCGACGTTCACGTGCATCAGGGCGGCGAACTTGGGCTGGCTCAAGCCGGTCTCCGCCCGCAGCGCCTTGATGGCCACAGCGTCGATGCTGAACTCGCGGGACGGCGCCCGCTCGCCGCGGGCGATTTCGCCCATCTGCGTCACGCTCTCAACCAGGTCAGCAAACAGCTTTTTGTTCACGGCACACCTCTCACCAATCCTGCACGAGCCTACGGAGAACCTTCTTTTCTGCTGCGCTCAGATCGTCTTTCACACCCTTGCTGTAGATCGCCAACAAGCGCACCTGCGATGCCGCGGTGAGGTAGAAGTAGATCACTCGTACGCCGCCGCTCTTGCCACCGCCTGGGACCGCCCAGCGCACCTTGCGCAACCCGCCGGTGCCTTGGATGACTGGCCCGGCCTGCGGGCGGAGCGCCAGAAACCACTGAAACTCCGAATAAGCTTCATCGCTAAGCAGCTCCTTCACCTGCCGGGTGAAGACTGGCGTCTCGATGAAGACCATGCGGCATGGTACACCAATGGTGTAGATACATCAATGGTGTACGGTAGGGCCGCATTATGCCCGTGACCAGCCCGCGCAATATCAAGGCTTTCCGCCGCTCCCAGCGCTATCGCGTCGAGATCCGCCGTGTGTGGATCGACCTGGTGCAGCGCCGGCCCTTCGAGCCTGTCACCGCGGCGGCGATCGCGAGGCACCTCAAGTTCACGCTGTCAGCCAGCGCCATTCGTTGGCACATGCGTGCGATCCGCACGGCCGCACTGGTAGCCGACGCAGATAGGTTGGCACTATGAGAATTCCTAGGTCGATAGAGTGCAGCTATGATGGCTGCAGTTGGTGAAGTACTTTTCTGCACCAACAGGAGAGTGCTCGCGATGCCCGGCCAAGGTGGTAACCCGCACGTTCAATGCTCTATCTGCCGGCACGCGGAGCGGCCGCGTATGGAGCTATTGCTGGTGAGCGGGGCTGCGGCGAGCGCTGTGGGGCGCAAGTTCAGTGTGAGCCCCCATGCCCTGGGACGGCACTTGCGGGCCCACGTAAGCCAGGAGAGGCGAGCGCAGCTGATTGCCGGCCCGATCAAGCTGCACGAGCTCGCCGAGCGTGCCGCTGAGTCCGATCTCTCGCTGCGCGACTATCTGGCGCTCGTGCGCTCCACGGTGCTCGCGCAGATGCTGGCGGCCGCTGAGGCGAGTGACCGGCAGGGGGTGGCGCTTCTCGCCGGGCGGGTGACGGAATGCCTGCGGCTCGAGGCACAGGTGAACGACGAACTGCGGCCGGTACTCTCGCAGGTCAACAACAACACGGTCATCAACAACTTCTACGCGTCGCCCGAGTTTGCGCAGTTCATGGATGACCTGGTGCGCGCCCTCGGCCCATTCCCGGAGGCTCGCGAGGCCGTGCTTGCAGTGTTCGAGCGCCGCCTCGCGCCCGCCGCGCAACACCCTGCCCTGGAGCATCAGCCCGATGTCAAAGAAACCGCCGCAGCCGCCGTCTGAGCCCCCGGCGGCGAAGCCGCACCGCGCTTTTGTCGAGGCGTTGCGCGGCGCGTGGCGCCGTCAGGCGCGTCCCGAGCAGCTCGCACCGCCTGGTGCGTGGACTACGTGGGTGTTCAACGGCGGCCGCGGCAGCGGCAAGACGCGCAGCGGCGCCGAGTGGGTGCAGGAGCGCGTAGCCGGCGGCGAGAGGTACGTGCACCTGGTCGCGCCTACCGCGGCCGACGTGCGCGACGTCATGCTCGAAGGGCCGGCGGGCATTCTCAGTATCGCAGCGCCGCACATGCGCCCCATCTATCAGCCGAGCTTGCGCAAGCTCGTTTGGCCCAACGGTGCGCAGGGATTGCTGTTCAGCGCCGATGAGCCCGACCGATTGCGCGGCCCACAGTGCGGCACGCTCTGGATTGATGAGCTTTGCGCCATGCGTACGGCGCAGGACGTGCTCGACAACGCCTACTTCGGGCTGCGCCTCGGCAAGGACCCGCGCTGCCTGATAACTACCACCCCGAGGCCGCTCAAGCCATTCAAGGCGCTGCTCGCGCGCGACGGCCAGGACGTTGTGGTGACGCGCTCGTCGAGCTACGCGAACCGCGACAACCTGGCGCCGTCATTCTTCGCGCAGATCGTCGCCAAGTACGCAGGGACGCGTCTACACGCGCAGGAGGTGGAGGCGCAGCTGCTCACGGACACGCCCGGCGCGCTCTGGCATCTCGATCGCATCGAGGAGTTGCGCGTGCGCGTCGCGCCGCAGCCATTCGAGCGCGTTGTCGTGGCGATCGATCCAGCCGTGACTTTCGGTCCCGACAGTGACGAGACGGGCATCGTGGTAGTCGCGCTCGCCGCGGATGGCACGGCGTACGTGCTCGATGATCTCAGCGGCCGTTATCCGCCCGAGGAATGGGCGCGCCGCGCGATTCAAGCCTACAGGGTGCACGCCGCCGATCGTATCGTCGCCGAGATCAACAACGGCGGTGCGTTGGTTGAGAGCACGCTGCGCAGCGTCGACCCCGGGATTCCGTACACCGCGGTGCACGCGAGTCGCGGCAAGCTGACGCGCGCCGAGCCAGTCAGCGCGCTCTATGAGCAGGGGCGTGTGCATCACGTCGGCGTGTTCGGGCCGCTCGAGGATCAACTCACGAGTTATGACGGCAGTCGAAACGGCGCGAGTCCCGATCGGCTGGACGCGCTGTGCTGGGCGATCACCGAGCTCATGCTTGGCGAACCCCCGGGCCGCTTCATCCGCGCCGAGGCGCTGCTGCGCACGGATTCAGCGGGCGTACCGGCTCCCGTAGACATGCCCGACCAGGTGGAGCGTGTGTTCGCCTTCGCGGCCATCGTTGAGAGCGAAGCCGATGCGCTCGGCACGGTGTTTTTTGCCGTGGCGCCGGGCAGCCCGCGGGTGGTGGTCGCGGGCTGGGATATTCAGGCCCTCGAGCAGTCAACGCTTGACACATATTTCCCAGCGGTGGCCGAGCGCCTGCAGGAGCTCGCCGCGCTCACCGGCAGTAGTCCGCTGCGTGCGCGGCTGATCGTCGAGCCAGCGGGGCTCGGCGCGGTGCTGCTCGAGCAAGGCCAGCTGCGGCGCTACAACGTTGCGGCGCTCGTCGACAAGGGTCTACTCGAGAAGGATCTGACGGCACGCGTGATCGAGGTCGGCAACTACCTGGCGGCTGGCGGAATCAAGCTGCTTGCGCGAGCACACGAGGAAACGCAGACGTTCAAGGGAGTGAATCGCAATCATCTGACGGCAGCGCTCGCCGCATTCAGGCTCGGCGACGCCGACAAGAAGATTGGTCCGCTGCTCGCGGCCTTCGCGACGGGCGCACTCGATGTATTGAACACGAACCCCGCTCTGAATACGTGGTTGCGGTTGGCGGACCGGTGGGGACTTACGAATCGTGCGCCCGCCGAGGGCGGGAAGCTCGCGAATGTCATGGCACCGCCCCCTGCGGCGCGCCCTGCGCCGGCCGCGGCGCCGCCCGTGCATCCCGAGGTCGCCAAGCTCATGGGGCCGCTGCTGTACGCGGGCTGCAACGTCGCGGCTATCAGGCGGCAAGCCGAGCAGACGCTGCGCAAGCGCTGCGAGATCGCGGTGAGTATCGAGCGCCAGGCGGGTCGCCACGCGGCTGCCGATGCGTTGATCGCCGAGCTGGCCGCCACTGGGCTCACCCCATGAGGTGCGCGGCGCTGCGGGCGTCTGCGTGAGCCAGGCGCCGCGCAATCGCCTGACGCCCGAGCAGGTCGGCCGCTCGGTACTCGCGGTGCTGGCGCGCCAGGCTGACGAGAAGCGCCGCCAGGGCGAGCGAACCGCTGCCGCCGTGCGAGCGTTGCTCAAGGGCGATCCGGCGCTCTCAGCGCGCGAGGTTCACGCACGGCTGCCGATTGTGGTATCGGTGCGGCGCGTTCAACAGATTTTGAAAGCGCTTCGACGAAGCACCGTCGGTGTTTCGCTTCAGTCCGACGCACACTGAGTCCATGGACGTCCAACTCGCACGCACCACGGGCCCGCTGGAGCGCCTCGCTTACTCGCTGGCCGAGGCCGAGGCGGCGAGCGGAATCTCGCGCAGCTCGCTGTACAACCTGATCGCGGCCGGGAAGCTCAAGACAATCCAGCTCGGCCGCCGGCGCCTGGTGCCGCGCGAAGAACTTGAGCGGCTGTGCAGCCTCAACCCAACCAACCAGGAGGAGCGACTCGCGTGACAGAAACGAAGACACCATGGCTGCGCGCAGGAGACGGCCGCGTGCGCTTGATCGTGTTGAAGATGTTCTATTTCCTCCAGAAGGTTGGTGGCACCAACAGCACGACAGGCCGAGAGCGTAAGTTCGAGGTGAAGGAGCACCTGTTGGATCCCAACAATGCCGACGACGCGGCGGTGCTCGCACACCCTTGGGTTCACCGGGACTTTTGCGACGGCTTCATCGAGTCGCCCGCCGCGACTCGCGCGCGCGTCGAGCGCGAAGCCGCAGCGGAAGCCGAGCGCACCGCGGCCGCCCAGCGTCGCATCGAAATATTGACGCGCGAGGCCGATGCAGCATTCGGACACGCAGTGCGCCACGCTCAGCAGCAGGGCGCCGCAGGGGCGGCGGTGGCTGACGAGCTCAACACCCCGTTAAACCAACTCGGCGGCGCTGCGCTCGACGTGCCGCTCGATGCACGGTGAGCGGATGAATCACATTCGAGCATGGGGGGGCCAGCGGGTTGGGCGCCGCACGCTCCGTCGCCGGGTTTTTACCCGTTTTTCTACCGGCGGCCGCACCACTGGTAGGTGTGCGCGAAAACCACCAGCGCCGGCACGGGGGGGAGCCTCCTAATAATCTTTTTCCCCCTGGTGGCCGCAAGCGCGCCGGTTGGTCCATGTCGGCGCGCGCCCCTTCGAATTCAACGTTAGGAGTTAGTTGACATGAATACTCTTGGTTATAGGCACTGCGGCGAACGCGTCGTGGGACCAATTCCAACACGCGATGGCAACGTGTACGCCCCGCTGAGGATTACGCGTGATCAGCTCAACAGCGTCGAGCCCACTGGTCAAACAATTAGCCGCGGCAAAGTGTGGACCGGTGAGGGCGTCAACGCACGACTTGACTCGAAAGCTGCGCCCGTTCGCGCTTTTGTCGGCGGGTATACGCTCGGCAATGTCATTCACGCCGTCGATCCGGGGCAATTGATTGATCTCGCGCGCACCTACAAAGGGCTCATCGAAGATGAAGACATTCGCGCTGGTGTCGAGCACCAGATCGATGCGTTGGAACGCGAGTGGGTAGCCGATCCGCGCTCTGGCGGCATTGATCATCGCGGTGCGCGGGACCGCGGTGCAAAGGACTCGCCTGGCGCCGCCCTTGACAACCCCTACCCCGCCGAACACGAGGCGCCGCCGCTGGTTCCATCGCAGTCGCGGGATGCGATGTTCAACCCCGCACGCACTGAGGCCTTCGCGCGGAACATGAAGTCAGGCCGCACCGACCAGACCTCCGCAGTGCGGGACGCGGCCGTCGCAAGCGCGAAGGCCCACGCCGCAGGGCGACAGCAGCCAACGCGCAGCCGGTTTTTTGACCCCAGCCCGGCGCGGAGCTATGCCGAAAGACTCAGGGCCGGCCGGGCGGCGAAGAGTGCGTAGGTTGCAGCACGACGAACTCGTCGCGGCGGCTATGGCGCTGCCCACGCCGGCGCACTGTGCGGGCTGCGGCCGCGCGTTTCGCGATGAGGTGATCTGGCGGCGCGTCGAGGAGATGATGTTGGGGCCGGTCGTGATCGCGCTTTGCGAGCCATGCAATCAGCGAATCCCTCGCGGGAGCCTGGCAGAGCTGCCGTTGATAGCGAAGGCTGAGGGCGAGGTGCTCGCGGCCTTGATTGCGCAAGGCCACGCATAATGGCCGCCCAGTACCTCCGCAATCTCAGCCTCATCGTTGCCGATCCCGCGGGCAAAGGCTTGGAGCTTGGCGACCTGCGCTGTGTGTTCGAGGTGCGGCGCGGCGATCTGCAGACGCCTAACTCGTGCGACGTCAGGGTCTACAATTTAGCTGATGCCACCGCTAATCGACTGCGCACGCCTGAGTTCACGCAGCTGGAATTGAGAGTTGGGTACGCCGATCAGCAGCTGCAGCTGATTTTCCGCGGCAGCATCCGCCAGGTGCGTAAGGGCCGCGAGGATCAGCGCAACTCCTACGTCAGCATCACGGCTGCCGATGGCGACGAAGCCTATAACTTCTCCGTCGCCGCGCTGACGCTCGCCGCGGGCTCGACACCGCAGAACGCGATCGAGCGGCTGATTCAGCAGATGGCAACTGCCGCGTCGGGTTCACCGACCGGCGGCTCCGGCGGCCAGGTGGTCACGCAGGGTTATCTGCCAGCGCTGACGACGAACAAGTCCGTGCGCGGGCGCACCTACTTTGGCATGTGTCGCGACGAACTTCGCGAGCTCGCCGAAAACAATGATTGTTTCTGGTCGATTCAGGACGGTGCCGTCACATTCATTCCGCAGACGGCTTTCATCCCCGGCACGGCCGTGTTGATCACGCCGTTCACTGGCCTCATCGGCGTGCCCGAGCAGACACAAAACGGTCTCGACATGACGGTGCTCATCAACCCGAGCATAAAGATTGGTCAGCTAGTGAAGCTCGACTCATCAGACATCAACAGATTCCGTTACGGCCTCGACCTGCCAGCGCAGCCCATCAATGTCTTGTTGGCGCAGTCGGTGACCAAACTCAATGCCGACGGCCTTTACTACGTCATGCGCGCCGATCACACCGGAGATACGCGCGGCAACACGTGGTACACAAAGTTAGTATGCCTCGCGGTGGACGCCGCCTTCCCGCAGACCGCGGCGCCTCAGGCGGCCATCGCGCCGCCATTTCCGCCGCCGTTGAACGCAGTGCCAAGGTACTAAACGCCGAAGGTGGGCCAAACATGTCGTACTCAATCGCAACCGTCTTTGACGCCGATGGCACGGCTAGCGGCGGCACGATTGGGGCGACGGGAACGCTTACAGTCGGCGGGCGCGCGCCAATACTGATCGTAGGCGCTGGCTTTTCCGACCTCGTATCTGGCGTGAGTGATGGCACCTCGAACAGCTATTCGCACGTGACGGGTGGGTCGCTCGCCAACCCCGGGTCCTCGGGACTGTTCTACTCACTCTGGGAGTGCAAGAACATCGTGACGGGCGGCTCGCAGACCGTGACGGCGACGTACTCGAGCGCGGTGACGCAGCGCGCGATCGCCGTCGTGGTCGCGACAGGACTGGATACGTCGGCGGCTGCGGCGATTAACACGACCGCCAACATCACCCCAGGCAACGGGACTGACATCATTACATCGGGTACGGCGACCCCTGGGGCACAGCCGGCAATGGTTCTTGGCTTCGCTCAGGACGTGACCGCAGACTTCAGTTCGCTGACCGCTGGCACAGGATTCACTTCGCACAGCCTGCCAAACTTCAGCCTGATCAACAGCGGCTGTATCGCCATCTGTGAAGACAAGCGGGTCACCTCGACCAGTGCAGTCGCGGCAACCTTCTCGACCGCCGCTGGCGGTGGCGATGACTACGCTGCCTTGGTTTACATAGTCCCGGAGACCTCTACTGGAAATACTGGTATCACTCCTGGCGCGGGCTCGGCCACATGTACCGGTAACACCGCGATCGTGACCCCGCGCCTCAACACCGTCATCACGCCGGTTCGCGCGCAGTACGAGCGCGACACTAGCAGCGGACTCCTTGTGCCCTCACGCAAAATTTTTCTGCCGCCGATGAAAATAGCGGCGTAGGGCCGTGTGACTGGCTCGTAGATCACAGCCGCAGCTGCAATATGCGCGTGTTGTCCACAACCACGTGCAGCTGCACAGCCCTGCGCCTGGCGAGCTTGCGCCGGCGCCAGGCGGCGTCCTCACGGGCTTCAATCTGCTCGTGCCGCTCGAGCTCTGCGCGCACGGCTCGCAAGTACGCATGCACAGCAACGGCTGCCGGGGCTGCGGGCAGCGCGCGCACGGCGGCTGCGAAAACGGTGGCGAAGGCCTCGCCGAGCGCTCGGCGAACGGCTTCTTGGGCGGCGCGCTCCACGACCAGCGTGGCTGCTGACATGCTGACCTCCAGTTGTTTGGTGGCGAGTTTATGACGGCCGCTGGTCTCCTATACACGTACCGCAGCGCTTTAATTCCGGCCAGCAATTAGGCGCTTGCGCGCGCGCATCCAAACAATGGATTCCTATGGGGGACGTATGTCGCTGCCGCGACCTCCGGTAGACGACCGAGTCGCGTGCGAGGCCACCCTCGAGATCGACAGGACCGCTCACCGGCGGATCGATCCGCACCTGGTCGACCTCGACATCCGCCTGCAGCGCTGGGCCTGGTGGGCAACCGCCTTCTACAAGGCGAAAGGACTTCCCCTCCAGGGCAGTGATCTGGCCACGTGCGGCGCGCCTCGCGATGCCTGGCCGCCGTCCGTGGTGGCCACGGACGCCGCCGTGCAGGTTTTATCCTTGCGACAGGGGTGCGCGGTTTTCGCGCATTACTGCAGCCGGAACTTGCTGCCCGATAAGCGCGCGCAGGTCTTCGTCGGCCTGGTCCAGCACCTCGCGCGGCTGAAGGCAACCGCGGCGCCTGCCGTCAGCGCCCGCGCGTTCCGCGAGGATCTCGACCGCGCCCGATGGGTGCTGAGGGTTGTGCTGGCAGGTGTGAGACAAGAGGGCTACAGCGCCCCCGCGGCGAAGTACAACTGCGGCGCATATAATCGCACCCCCAGCCGTACAGTCGAGGCCCATCAGATGGTGGAATTCAAAGAACGCTCTACGCTCGGTCGCCCGTCCCAGATCGAAGTCATTAACAATAGTTTGCCCGTCGGGCATATCAGCAAGGGAGCAGACGGCACATATCGCTATTATCGGGGAATGCAAAACGAGACGACGCCGCAGTACTCGGACCGCAGTCTCGAGGCGCTCAAAGCGAAAGTCAGACAGGGTCCATAAGCCAAGGCGCCGCGCTAACAATCGTCATGTAGAATCAGCTCCCCGCATCAGAGGGGAACCGGTCGTGAAGAACTGGGGCAACGTCGAGAACTCACTGCGATTCTGGGACCTTTGGCCCGTTCTGCTTGTCCTCGTGCTCCTCGGCGTGTTTGTCGCCGTGCTCGCTTGGGGACCATGGACCATCGACAATGCTGCCGACCTTGGCGAGGCATTCGGGATCATCAACGCGGTGTTCACCGGCCTGGCGTTCGCGGGTCTCATCATCACGATTCTGATTCAGGCTCGCGAACTGCGACTGCAACGCGAGCAGCTGGCGCTTCAGCGCGAGGAACTGGCCTCACAGCGCGACGAATTGAGGCGCCTCGCGAACGCTCAAGACGACCAGAACTACGCGCTACTGGTCAGCGCGTTCGCCGCAGCCGAGGCGTTCGAGCAGCGCCTGAGTTCTTCGTCGCCCTCGCAGGAATTCGCCGAGGCGATTCGATATCTGAGGACTCACCTGAAGGCGGAGACAGCCAGACGGCGAGAGATCGGCGCCTAACAATAAAGGGGGGTGGCCATGGGCGGCATCGGTTTGCGCGAACTGGTAGTGATACTCGTAGTCGGGCTGCTTTTCGGCGGAGCGATCGCTCTGCTCTTTCCACGAAGGCGGGTACCGCTCAAAGTCAAACGGATTATCGCATGGGCGTGGATAGCGATCGGAGTGCTTCAGATCGTGATCGGCGCCTCGTACCAGACAACCGGGGGACATGCGATGGCCACCAACGGCCTCTCTGAGGTCGCAATCTTCGGTGGCGCGTTACTGACCTTCACAGAGAAACGATGGCTGCGGGTGATTGGTGGCTGCGCGATCTTCGTTGGCGTTGTGCTCATGGTGGCTGCTGGCGCCATGAGAAACAGCCCCCCGCACTGAGGCTGCAACGAAAACGCCGCCCGAAGGCACGCTTAAGAGGTTATAGCCGCCGGCAACCGCCGGAATCCTCGTAGAATTGCCGCGCGCAACAGAGGCGGATTTAAATGGCGGACGTGACAGTGACCGGAACTGGAATCATGGTGACCACTCGCTTAGGCAAGCCGGGCGAGGTGACTATCGAGTACCGCGAGGCGCTGGTTCGGACGACGCGCCTGATGGTGGAGCACACTCAGGCCGAGCCCGATGTCGAGAAGCGAGGCTTCTACGCCCGGGCCTCAACGCTGTGCGCGCACGCGGCTGCCGAGGGCATTCTCAACGAGTGGCTGTTGAACCGCGATCGCGCCGCCTATCAGAAGCTCGTCGTCGACGCTAAGAAGAAGCTGGGTCTGGTGAGGCTCGCCGAGCTGACGGTCGGCATGATTGGCGGCACGGTGCCGGCTGACCTCGCCGACCTGAGCTCGCACAAAAACGCGCTGACGCATCCGCAGCCGGAGCACCCGCGAACGAGAGCAGTGGGCGGCTGGCTGCTCAGTGACGGACCGCAGCGGGCCCTCGGCGTTGTGGAGGATCTCTATCGCCAGTTCTTCCCCGGCGGCCAGGCTGCTCCGGTAGCGCCCTAAGTGACTGATTTGCCGCGCCTTGGCAGCCTTGCAAGTAACGTCCGAATCGAGCCCCCGCTACCATAAAAATCAATATCTTAGAGAAATTTCCTAAGCAGTAGCGTGGCTTTACTACCGCTTTACTACTTTTCGGCAATCTGACGATTCC